GGGTGATTGTGAAGTGGATACTGTGCAGCCTCATTAACTTCATTCATAAAATTAGTAAATGTTTTCATTTTATCCTCCAAGATACCCAACGGGTACTAGTTTAACTGTTGTTGCTGCCGCGAATATTTTCTCGTCAGAATTTTTATTTAAGTAAATTACTTCTTTTGGTCCAATAGTAGCAGTTCCAATAGTAACACCTGCTGCTGTACAACGTGTTACCAAAAGACTAGCAGTATGGCTATTGAATACCCTTACACATTTTGCGCTGGAAAGATTGGTTGCAGCTCCATGCGTAGTAGCCGCATTTACTTCTGAACCCATGAGTGTAACCATTGTCATATTATTTTTCCTTTAACTTTCTTTAAGCGCGTTGTGCCCACGCTTAGTAAGATCTGATATTTTTTCAGCTGCTTCACCGTGATCAGCTTTGTGAAAAAAACTCTTTTTTTGACTTGCCAAGCTTCGACCTGGGTTTACATCACCTGATAGGCCTGTATGTTGTGCAGCAATCATATTGTGTTCACTACTTTTTTCTTTGTCACCTATAAATCCGTGCACATTCGCAAGACCTGTATGAAACTTGGATAATTCATTATGATGGGTACTAAGAGCATTCAGATGTTTCTTTTCTTTTTCACTATGCATGCCTTCACTATTTTTATACTTATTGTGAATTTTATTAATAGCGTCTGTATGTTCTTTATATACCGATACATGAGGACCTACAAGATGAAGACTACTTACATCTTTGTCTTCTCTTATATTTTGCAGCAAAGAAGCATATGTCGTAAGTCGTTTTTCATTATTATTACTAAACATTTGCTACCTCCCTTTGTACTGCTTAATGAATTCTTTAGCCATTGCCATAGCTTCTTTTTCATTTGTATATGTGTCTAATTCATCGCCGTCAATCATTGTTTTAAATTTATTATGTGCAAGTTTATGAATGACTACATTTTTACGGTCAATCTTTACTTTTTTAACTATATTAGAAGCTTCTTGTAAATTAGCTTTTAATTCTTTAAACTTAAGCATCTACCATTTCTTCCTGATCGCCACCAAATATATTACTAGAAACACTAATTCTTTCTTGCTCAATTGCATCACTTAATCTATCATTTAACTGACTTGAAAATATATTAGAAGCAGACGACAAATCTCCATCACCAATTGCATTAACCATATCCATTAAAGGATTAGCTTCAACTTCTGGTTCATCGAGATCCATATCTTCTTCTGCTGTAGTTTCAATTTCATAATCATTTTCAAATTCATCTTCCATTGTATTCTCCGCTTATTTAGTTATATTTATACATTTAAATCTTTTAAATAATATTTTTATTGTTGTGGTGGCTCTTCAGTAGCTTGTTGTTGGCTTATTTGTTGTTGAATTGCAGCTTGTTGATCTGCTTGCTGTTGTTGTGCACTCATATGATTTTGTATAGCTTCATCTTCTCGTTCTTTGTTTTTATCTTCTAACTCATCAACTTTATCTTCTAATTCTTTTATATCTTCTTCAGATAACTTTAAAACATTTTTCATAACCCAGTCTTTTGTAAAATACTCTCCTACATATTGACTAACCATATCTAATGTTTGTACTCTTTCTTTTAAAATTTCTGATTCTTTTAATTCTACAAAATGATTATCTCTATTATAGTTAACTCGAATATCTTTTTCCCATTTTGCCCAATCTGCTTCAGTTATAACTTTCTTAAGTACAAGTTGTTTTTTAAGAATTCGTAAAAACAAATGAGAAAATCTATTACGAAGTCTATCAATAAACTTCTGAAACTTAACTTCATCTCTACTAATTTCAGTTGATCTTCCAATACTAAAACCATTATTTTCTTGATCTAATCTTTGTAATGGAACATTTAAAGCCTTATACAAACGTTTTTGAAAGTAAATGATGTCATCAATCTGTCCTAGGTTGTCACCACCTGGAAGGCTTGAAATCTCAGTACTTCTATTACCTTCTCGGCGAGGTAACCAGAAATCTTCAAGCATTGACATATGTTTACGATCATCTCGCAAGTCACCAGTATTAGCATCATATACTAGTTTATTACGATATTTAGCCATAATATTTTTCATATATTCTTCGGCTTTACCTTTTGGAAGATTACCAACATCGATGTAAAAAATTCTTCTTTCCGGAGCTCGAGCTAGTCTATAAATGACAAGCGAGTCTTCCATCATTCTTAATTGATTAACAGGCTTAATAGCCTTCTGTAAATGCGAAAGAACTTTTTTTCTTTTTTCATCTAATAAACCTGATGTGACATAACTAATAGAATCTTCAGTAAATTTGACAGCCTGCCTATTTTGTGATGTATTAATAGATCCAGCTCCACCTTTTCCAGGTGTTTCTTGATAAATGTAATACTCTTTTACGTTTTCAATAATATCAGCATTTGTTAATGGATCTTTTTTCTTTTTAACTTCTTTTACTTTACGCATTTTTGGAGAATCAATAAATCGAATATCTTGAATACCCATTTTTTCATTATTTGGATCTACCACTAAATGATGATAAATTTTGCCATCAATATACCATCTGCGAAAGATATCATGGCCATCTTCTGCAAAATTTAACATTCTTAAAATATTAGCAAATTCTTCTGTAATTTGTTCTTTAATACTTTTACTGGCTTCAATTTTTTCTAGTTCAATTGATACTCCAGGACTTTCTTCATCTATAACAATTGATTCATTTACAATATCTTCAATTGCAGCATCACATTCTGGATGTATAGCAACACCTCTATATTTCATTACTAATTGATAATTATCTTTAGATCCACTACCATCAATATCTACGTATTGGCCAAAATGCCCAGCTCCTGAAGCAGTCACATAACCTGCACCATCGTCGTCCTTTGCAGTAACAACTGATTTTAGCTTTTCTTCTTTGTCTTTTGATCCAGATCTTTTTATTTCAAAACCAAAAAGCTTAAGTGAATTATCTGCCATAATTAATCCTTTAAATACATTGGTAAGGGGGAAAGTATTTCCCCCTATACCTTTTCAATTAGTACTATTTATTACTTAATTAAGAAGTAACTTTTTGACCAGTACCTGTTCCTGTGAAACTTTCCCAGTATTGTACCTGAAAACTGACGCCAAATTCTTCTACAGTATCATTATTACCGTATGCAAGCTGTATCTCAGAAACATTTGTTGGAAAACACCCTCTAAATATATAAGTATATAGAGTTGATTCATTTTTATCAAGTTGCTCAACAGTTAAATCAGCTTGATAGTCTAACGGTGAAGTAACACCTGTATTTGTTTGGTGAGCATTCATAGAGTTCATCCAAATTTCCATACTTTTTCTTACTTCGAAATTAGTATCGTTAATGATATTTACTGACCAAGGCTCAAATGTTCTATCACCAGCCATGTATAACATTCTGCCGCGATATGGAACAGTAACTGGATTAATAGTAGATGCTGGTAGTTGTCCGGCATTACACATAAATGATGTTAGTTCAACATCACCAGTCATGATTCTTGGATAAGCAAGTGTGATTTTAAACAGATTCGGGCGAGCGCCTCCACCTGCTAATTTAGCTTTAAATTGGTCTACACCTAAAATTGCCATTTTATTCTCCTATCCCTTTATGTAGCCTGACCAACAACTTCTTCAAACGAAACACCGGTGCGAACAGCAACGAAGTTAAGAGTGATGAAGTTAATGGACCGTGCTGGTTTAATAAAGAGACTTGCTACAAATTGATTTGTATCAATAATCGATGGAGTATTATTTGTCTCATCGGCCAATAGCCTAAAGTCAGTAATACCTCTTCGACCCTTTATATCTCTCAATAATGGTTCAATGATATTTACAAATTCTGCTCTTGTAAATTCATCATTAAATTCGAATAGAATATTTTTAGCAGCTTCTGCAATGGCTCTTTCGATAACCAAGAAGAGTCTACGAACATTAATTCTATCAAATGCTGATGGTCTATCTAAGTGTGTTTTATCACCAAATAATAGAATACCGTTTCCAGGCATATTAGTTACTGGATTAATACCATTTCTATAAAGCTCATCTCTTTGAGATTTGTTCGGTGAATACGTTAAACCAGTTACACCAAAATATTGTCCTCTTCGTGTACCGGCTGGTGACACCCAAGGAGCAAAATTATTATCAGTAGCTGCACATAAACCAGCCGTTGAAGATGCTGCAGGAATATGAATATACTTATCATTATATTTGTCATATACTTTTAAGAAGTTATTATCTACAGATAGATATGAGCTTCTTGTTAAGTTTTTAAGACCAGTTAAAATAGAAGCATTTGCTGTTGCTGGACTATTAACAACACCAGATCTCATTGGAGAAGCAAAAACCATACAATCTTTTCTAGTTTGAGCAGCGATGCTTGTTAAGTGATTAGTAAGAGTAACATGATCTGTAGAGCTTACTAAACTTGGTGCAATTATAAAATCAATTAGATACTGCGCTGGATCATCAATTAAATTATAACTATTCATATAATCATCAACTCCAAGAGGATCACCTTCATCCCCAGTAGTTAATAACACATCCACTTGCGCTGACAGTTTCATATCTGATGTGCTAGTAGCTGCAGCACCAGCCCCGGTACCCATGCCAGTTGGCATATCAATCATTTTTACATATGCTGATCTTTGATTAATAACGTCTCTAATAAAGTTATTAGTACCATCTGCATTTTGAGCTCCAACTGCTTGAGAAACGTAAGGATATGTTTCCAAAACAGAGTTTTTAATTCCAGATAGAAGTCCAGTTGTATCAACAATTGCTACGTGTACTTCATCGTTTTTACCACCAATATTAGCAGTATGAGCCGATGTACCTGGTCCTGTATCATAGTTATTTTTATATGCCCACGCATCAAAATCTGTATGATACGATGCATTTGTCGGATCCGCGTGGTTTGAGCCACATATTTCTATTTTTATTGAATTACCCAAAGATCCTGGATATTTCGCTATAAATGTATATCCGTCAGAATCAAGAGCAGAGTATTGAGCTTCAAATTCTGCTTGGTTTTCTACGGTAATTGCTGTTCTTGCAGGTGATCCACCAGCCTCAAAAGCATTTGTTGCTGTGTCTGAATCTGTGGCTCTAATAACAAACAAATCACTTGAATATCTCAGATAATAAGCTGCTGAGTGAAAGTCAACTGAAGTTGCATCATTTGGCGTCCCAAATGTTGATACTAAAGTACCTTCGTTGTTTACGAGAATCGGTTCGTTACAAGGGCCCCAACGAAAATCGCCTACAATAACACCTGTAGAAGTAGGTACATTGGGTACGCCATTTGTTAAGTCAATTTCTCTTGTAACTACTGCCGGAGACTCTGATGGTGCATATATTGCCATGTCGTTTCCTTTTCCAATCTAATTGAATTATAAGTTTCATAATACGGTTGTTTATCAATTACCTATATTTATATACATATGATTTTAAAGATTTGCCCCATCCCAATTTTGTACCATCCATTCTTGATCTGGTGATTCTATTTGCCATTGATCAGATGTTAATGCTGGATGTGAAATATTATCTAAACCATCATCTACAAAACCCCAATTTAATACATCGTTTTCAATCTCTTGCATTCGCTGTTGAAACATCAAATCGCGTATGCTAATATCAGTTAATTCGCCAAATGCACTAGTGCCAGCAAAATATCCAAACATAATTAAATTCATAACAATATCATCATGATTACCATCCGATGCTTCGTATGACGAACCTCTTGCAGTAAATGTAGAAATTTCTATAATTGTATCTTCATCTACAATTTCAAGTTTATTGTTTTCTAATAAATCTTTAAATGAAGAACATCCAATTCGTTTTACTTTACGAGTCATAAGAATACCAAGTGCATCCGCTTTAATAGCTGATTCAACAAACATATTTTCATATTCTAATTCATGGTATAAGCCATTGCATACAACCATACCAGCATCATTTGATTCTATTACAACCATTGCTTGATTATAAGAATTTGCATACTTATATATAATATTAGGGAAGAGGAGAGGAGAGATAAGATTATTGCGATATACAGCAACCTGCTTAAACGGCTCCGCGCTAATATCGATTACACTAAAAGTACTATAGTCCTGTCCTCTTCCTTTAGCAACATCAACTAGCATTACATAATTGTGATCTTTAATTGACTCATTATAAACTTTTACACCATCATTTGTAATTTCTAATGGATCATGTCTTCTTAATTCAAGAAGTGTATTAGCATTAATAAGAGTGTCACCTGTACCAAAAAATGTGTTTCCAAACTCTTGATCAAATTGTACAGGCGAAGTATTAGCTACTGTAGCTTTTTTCCACTCTTCGTCCCTTCCTGGAACGTCCCACCAGTCGACTCTAAATGGAATAAATTCGTTTGTTTCTTGTATTGCACCTTCCCATAATTTATGAAAAACATTACCTAAACCGTTTGCTGTAGATGTAATAATAACTTTTGTATCTTTACCAGATGATACAACTGGATAAGTTGAGGTATAAAACTCAGAAGCTCTTTCAACAAATGCAAACTCGTCAAGGTAAAGCAAATTAACTGACATCCCGCGAATAGATGATCCAGATGTCGCAGCAGCAACAATCCTTGAATTATTACTAAATTCAATAGACCCTTTATTAAGAGCTTTACATCCAGGTTGTAAAAAAAATGGTAAGTTTTCTAGCATAAGTGTGACTCTACCAAGCATCTCACGAGCGGTAGCACCCTTGTTTGCCATAACAGCAATAACTTTTTCGCTATTAAAAAGTGCAAACCAAAGTAGATATGCCACTGATGAAATAGATTTACCAGATTGTCGACAGGCTAAAACAATATTAAATCTGTTTGTATTAAACTGATTAAACATTTTTTCTTGGTAGGGATATAAATCAAATGGAACTAAACCTTTATCAAGGTGAATTACTTTACAATATTTTCTCGCAAAGTATGTAGGATCTTGCATGCATTTAGCATATTCTTTAACTTCATCATTTGTCCAATTAGTAACAACACCATCACGTTTAACACTTGGGTTGCCTAAATAAGAATCATTCTTTTCCATCATCTAATCTATCTGTAATATCAATTACGTTATCATCCTTAACAGGTTTATTCATATCTTGTAACATTCTTTGCAAATCTACTGTAGATCCTACGAATAAATTATTTGTTGTGCCTTCTGGCGCAGTTACTTGAAGTACATCTTTTTGATCATATGCCTTTTTCTTCTTATGTAAATCCATAAGACGGTCATTTACATCTGAAACATTTTTAATCATACCAGACACAACTTCAAAAGCTCGAGGATGTTCAAGATTCCTAGCTACTTCAATCATATCTTCTAGTGCAGCATTACCTTTTTCGATTAAATCGTAATATGTTCTACGAGAATAATCAAAGTCATCTTCTGGTAAATTGTCTGATTTTTTCCAATCACTCATTTATCTAACTCTTTTTGTTCCGCTTAGCGAAGAAGCAGGTCCTGAAGGACTCGATGTAGAAGCTCTTTGCTCAATATCACGCATTGCTTTTGCCTGTGGTGATATTGTAACTCTATCAGGCAGTATCTCACGTGTTTTCTTTGTCTTATTTGGATTATGATTAGGACCATGCGGACTCATTAAGGCGCCTTTCATTGCTCCAACAAATGATTCTGAATTATATTGTTTAAATGATAACATTATTAATTCCTTTATATTTATTTACGGTGCTGGCCGACCAGTTACAGCTGCATAAGCATTTTTATAAATATTTCTAACAGCTTGTCTTCGTACCGCTGGCGCTGCAGCTCTTTTTTGAGCTTTTTGCTGAGTTCTCCAATTTTGAGTTGCTCTTTTTGCAGCATTTTTTATTATTGCTGCGTGTTGCTTAAAATCAGGATGATTATGAGAAATAGTTGTTGCTTTGCCATCAACACCTCTTAAAACTTTTTTTCCAGTAGAAGTTGTCATAACTTTACCATGATCTGGATGAACCACTGATGATGGTGGTGTAGGTTTCATTGCTTCTATACCAGCACGACCAACACTTTTTGCTACTTTTTTAATTCCTCTTCCAGTTGCATTTATTGCATTTGTGCGAGCTTTATTACCAGTAATAAAATCACCAATTTTTCCTCCAATGTTTCCGCCTGCGCTTCCACCCACAAGCCCACCTGCTGCGAATCCAGCCATATTACCAATCCCAGGAGCAATAAAGCCGCCCGCAGTGCCACCAGCAATTGCTCCACCTAATCCACCGACAGCCCGACCAATCCCTGTGCCAATAGCTTTACCTAATTTGCCTTCATTAAGTTCTTCTCTTAATTCAAAATATGTTTTCATTGTGATGAATCTCCGTAATATTCTGTGACAGTTGTAAATCCAAAATCACTAAATGGTTGAGCATTTGCTGGGTTAGGCGTAGTAATTTGTTTAACATATAAACCATCAGAATCCTCTCCAGAAGTTAATAATGAGGTTTTGTCTATATAAACATCGGTTGTAGTTTTCTTAATAATCTTATCTTGACGTATCGGCCCATGAAAATTAACTCTCATTCCAAAATCAAGAGTATAAATTATAGTTCTTCTTTGTTCTAATGATCCTTCGAAATCATCTTGAAATGATACTGATTGTAATGTAATTGGAACATCTTCTTTTATATCTTCAAATCCAGAAAGTGGTTTAAGAGTTAAGGTATATTGTGGATTAAAATATGGAATTATCTGTTCAACAATTTGAAGAGCATCATCTTGTAATTTAGCATAAATGTTTAAAGAGAAAAATATAGTATATGGAGCTGGTGAATATATTTTATTTGAATGAGTAGTACTTGCACCATATGCTTTATTATAATTATTGTTCTTTGGAAGAATTCTTTCTGGATCATAAGCTAATGAAGTAATTTCAAAAGACATTCGTGGCAACTTTAAAGCCACTTTAGTATTGTCAACTAAAGATGGATTTTCTCTGATTCTTTCTAAATATTTATCTTTTGGTGCATATGCTAAAGGCACTTTTGTTTGGTCTATTATAGAACCATTTTTTGCAGTCCTTTGAACATAAATATCGTTAAATATTGTGCCAAATGTAGCAACAGCTTTTCTAATTCTTTCGTGATAAAAATATTGAAACATTATGGATCCTCTGCATCACCAAATGGGTTACCTTCAGAAAAATCTAAAAAGTCTATAGATGCTGTTGAATTAGCATCAAATATATCGTTTTGCGCTGAAAGGTATCCAGTGTCTTCATTAATTGAAAGAATAGTTCGTGTTCTCGGATATAGGTATGTATTTGAATCTACATTTCTTCCATAGAACACATTAAATGGAAATACAAACTGATCATCAGGTCTATCATTAACAATTGTTTTACCAACCGTAAATCCAATTAATCCAGTTGCACCTGCTCCATTTGAATCAAGAGCACTATCTGCACCAACATGTCCGAGTACAAGTGTTCGAGTAGTAGGACTGTATTCAATAACTTCTCCAACAATTTTAGGATGTCTACCAGTAATAGTTCTAAGTGCAGAATCAATCTGATAAATATTTTCTCCAACAAAGAAGTCTACACCACCTTCCATTCTATCACTATCACCAAAGAGAACACCATTTTGATTACGTGCTGAATCAAGACCAAGCGTAATATTTGCTGCATCATTTTCAATACTATCAATTGTTTCTATTCCAGTATCTAAATCTTCTCCACTGTATACAAATAGTTCACAGCGTAAATTATATGTTGGAACATTATTTAACTGATAAAACGGTTGCTCATGTTCGACATGCATAATTTCAAACATTGAATTAGAAAGTGGAAGATATAATACATCACCTTCTCTTGGTCTTTCTGATGAAATTTCATTTGCGTTTTGTTCAACAACATGCCGCCATCTTCTACGTGATACTACAAAATTAGCAGCATCTCTGATTTCAACACCAAATTTTGTAAAGAGATCTCCTTCTCCATCAAATCCCTGCTGATTCTCAATATACATTTCAATTTTATAAGCAGTTGAAAATTTAGATGGGACATCTTCACCCAAAATTTTATCTTCATTAACGATTTCACGCGGCATGTAATAAACATCTTGACCATAGATTTTTAACGATTCTATGATAATATCTTCGTATAAATTTTGTTCATTTACCGGTTTATCGGCAAAAAAGAGATTCTTTGCCATAAGTTATCCTACAAATAAATCAATTGGTAATTCAAATTCTAGTCTAAGTTTTTCATCTAATTGTTGTATTTCAATATTTGCATCATCATATATTTGTCTACCATTTAGCATTACTCCACCTGGTAAAGTCATTCCTTCAAATTTCATGAGGTTCGATCCCCATTGTCTTTTAATTAAAGCAGTAGCATACATCTTTAACCACATATCGTTAAAAATAGATTTAGTTCCTGATGTTGTTGATGGATCTACAAGAGCATAACATTCGGCTACAAGATAATCACCTTCTTTAATATCTCTATCTGAAAAGTCACCAAAAATATGTAATCTATTTTGTCTACGCTGATAAGATACCTGGGGAGTGCCATTTAGCGTCATATTAATAAGATCAAGATATTGTTTCATCTGTACAAAGTAGTCTAAACCACCAGTAAAATTATTTAAATTTACCATGTCGTTAAGCATCATTTGATACTTAATATCAAACATTCCAGCGCCAGATGATGAACCAACCCTAATAGGAAATAAATGAGTTACGAAAATAATATTATCTGGAACTGGAATGTATTTGTTCGTAACATCAGTCGCAGTAACTAAATGTTTAAAGTAGGTTTTTACGGTAGCATCAGAATGATATTCTTGGTATACTTCAAGAGCTTCGTCTATTCTATCATCGATTTGTTCGTCTGCAACATTAATATCAATTACAGGAGCGCCTAGTTTACGTAAACAATATTCCTCTAAATCAGTCCGCGAAGTTACTATAGCCATATTGACATCCTATTTAAATAGTCTTTGTACTATTTATATAGTTTTTGCTTTAACTTTTACATTACTTTAAAACTGACTAAATCCGCTTGGTATTGAATAAACATATGTATCACTAGCAGATTGTTTTCCAGCTTCCCAAACACTAGTATAATTAGAGCTAGTACCGGTGGCTAAAATTAATGAATAACCAGTTACACCACCAGCAGTAGCATCTACACTAATGCCTGCACCGCCTGCACCTGGATCGCCACTGAGTGTACTCCATGTATTATTTTTACCTAACCAGACTTTTCCAGCATCTGTGTCATATGCAAGTTGTACAATATCATTGATTGCAACCGAAGTTAGACCCTGTGCAGTTCCTCCTGGATATTTATTGCCATTGTAGCCATAGTAATAAGCAACATTAGTAGCAGTACCACTATATCCCACAACCGAACTATATTGTTCTGCATAGTATCTTGTTGCAACTCCTATCATAGCCCTGCGACCATAGCTAGTAGTAGTTGTAGAAACATATTTAAACTCAATATATCTTTTACCGAGCGGCGCAACATTCGTTCCGCCGTATGGAAGATACAAAGTAGCAGTTGAACCTCCAGAATTTGTATTGTACCAGGATAGCGTCCCATTTGTAGTTGGTTGAATAGTATTACTACTTTGGCTCTGTTGTGTGTCTACAGTCACATAAGTAATAAAACTAAGAAGTACATTTGATATTGCTGGTGTTGAAAGAACTCCGTCTGAGGCTTTGAGCCTAAATGAAAAACTACCTGCATTAGCTTCGCTTGTTGACGGTGTTAATGTAATTACACCACTATCTCTAGAACTAGCCGTAATTTGTGGTGGTAGGTTTGATGAATCGTATACTGTTGAGCCACTAAATGCATCCCAATCATATGTCACTGGAAATCCACCATCATCTAATGCAACACCAGTTATAGTAGTCGTAGAACCATCTTGTGGCAAAGTAATGTCTGCTGAAGGAGTTGTAGTATATCTGGGACCAAGTTGATTACCGATAGACATTCTTTGCCAAGAAGAATCATCCCACATATATACGGCCTTAGTATCTGTTGCAAATCCCATAGCCCCAGAAAGATTATTAGAACTGGGAAATGCAGCAAAATTTGCATATGTGGTAACGGCTGCTCCTCCAACATCTTCCTCATCCTGATCTACTCCACCAACTACTTTTCTAGTTTTTAATTTTCCACTTGCACTTGCTTGTAATTTAACTTTAGTATTTCCAGTGCCTATTTCAATTGATGGTAGTTCTATTACTCCACCACTCCCAGCTGAAATAGAACCAGAATCACCGAGAAATAATGTATTACCACTTAAATGTAAAGATTTCCACTTTTTAGATGATGATCCTAAATCATATGCAGAATCTGCATCTGGAACTAATGATCCATGCAGTGTTAAATTAGCTAATGATCTACCTTTAGTCGACATACTTTAAATCCTATTTTACTTAGTTAACTCTATTTATACACTTTTAATACTATAATTATTTTTAACACCAAAGCTTTGAACAGAACTTGTTGCAGTAGAAGATAAATCAGATCTTCCAGTAGTAATTAATTCAGAACCATTACCATTCCAATCAACACCAAATGCTGCTGCTTCAGATGGAGAGGCAAGAGTTAAAATAGCAGAATCTAATACACTACTATTAAGTATATTATGATCAATATCTATTTCACGTATTTTATTTTCACTAGAAAAATTTAAAGTGTTATTTCTTAAATTCAGGGCAGATATACCAACAATTCCTAAAGAGTCTTCTTCCCACATACTATCAAGAGACATACTAGAAACACCAGCATTAGCATTGAAGCTATACTTGTGTATTTCAAATCCAGCACCTGCGCCGATGTAAAATTTAGATCGATCGCTATCGATTGCTAAACCACTTGCTCCAATAATATACCCACCAGTTCCTACATTTAATGTTTTAATTTTATTCGTATGTTCTCTTACAGCAGTTGAGGGATCATTTAATGTTGTCATCTTCCACTGATTAATTGTTCCGCTATCGTCATGAACTAATATTTTGTCGTCAACGATATTAACCCCAAAAATAGAATTTGAAGAATCCATACTTACATTAGAATCAGATTGTATAAGACTAGATACTAAATTAAATTGATTTAATTGAACTGTATGTAAATACTTATCTCCGGATATTATCATTTTATTTGAGTCTATAATATTAATAGTATTAAATGTTCCAAGATCTTGTCCAATTTTAGATGCAGGAGAACCTAAAGAATTTAATTCTATTTTTAAATCCCATCCTCCAGCACTAATTTCTTTACTTAAAGATGTAATAGGCTGAGTTAATTGTGATATATTAAATAAATTAGAATCAGTTGTTATGTTTAAATTATATTGATAAATTTGATTTAATTTTTTATTTAATACATAAAATTTATTTCCATCTGGATTAAATCTTATAGACTCTGGCCCGTGAGGTCTTCTAGTTGCGAATCCATCTGGCTGTGATAAATCTACTCCAAAACTAGGACTTGGATCTTCTAAGGATAGACTATTCATTTTAGTGCCTATTTCATGCGTCGCAGAATCAAATGCAACTGCAGTACTAACATCCCACGGTGATGTTAGAGTATATTGTCTAAATTTTCCATCCACTGCTGCTATAGCTTCACCAGTATACATTTTGGTTCCATCATAATTAAAACACATAGATTGAGGCAAACCATAATGTTCAAATGTAGATATATATTTACGCCCAGTTGAGACAAAAGTGCTGCCACGTATACGTGCACCAGCTCGAGCTCTGCTTGCTATTCCAGAAGAACCCAACACCACTCCATCTTCAACGAATGTATGTGTATAAAATCCTGTTTCAAAAGATTTTGTTATAGCATTTGAGTCAACTGATAGTGTATGTATTTGCCCAGAATCGTATAAAGTATATCTTTTGATTGTACCAGCATTAACAGATTTAGGCATACCTCTACTACCTTCAAAGGTATTGGTCGTTCCACTAGGCTCAAGAGATATAACTGGTGTTTCTAATGTATAATAATACTTTCCATCAGGACTTACGTAAGTATCTTCAATATTTTTTAATTCAGTGGTGTTAGTTTTAAAATTGTCTTTTCTAATAGCAGTGTTTATATCCCATGGTGTAAGTAACCAATATTCTGCTATTTGATTTAATGTTTTGTCTAAAATAAATAATCTATAACCAGTATTATTAAATTTAAATGCCGATGGATTTTCAGCATTCCAGCTATCATTCTTTAAATTTAATATTTTTTCTTGTGTGTGATCAATTTCTCTTAACGAATATGGATTAGTCATAGGATAAGATAATAGCCTATTTTGATTATCATCCAATAAAAAGATAATTGACCCAGCAGAACTTCCTGTTGCAATTTGCATATCAACGTATTGATCAGTAGTTCTTAACGCATCTTTAATTTCTAAAAATTGCACATCTGGAACTGTAAATGTAGAAAGCTCTATTGCCTTATCATGATTAAAACCAGAAATACTTGTTTGTTCCCAATTATAAAAATATTGTATTTCTAGTTTATCTATAAAATTATTTCTTAATCCTAATGAATCTGCAGTAAATCCACTATCAAAGGGCGGTAAAAAGTTAATTTCTTTAAATCTAGGAGCCGAATCCACTCCAGACACATTAATTACACCATTAAATACAATTTGATTTGATAATGAAGTATCACCAAGATTTTTTTTCGGAACTAAATCAAAACTTGGAGAAGTTCCACTAATATCTACTATAGCATTAGCCGGATCACCTATAATAGTATGAGTCCAAGTAATAGTATTTCCGTCGCTGTCAACACCGATCAAATTTATTCCAGATGACATTGATTTTTTTAAAGCATCAAAATT